TCCCGTAGTCTGGGATTCTCTGCGGGATGCAGACCAGCCGGAAGAGCAGCCGTCCATCGTAGTAGAGGCGAAAGCCCATGACAATGACGAGCGCCAGGACTTACTGGCTCGTCTGGAGTTGTTGACACAACTATGAATCTGACACAACTACAGAATCAAAAAGAATCTGTGCTTGCTACCGCGCGGGAGCTTGCTTCTGGTAACGGTGACCTTGCACAGGTCAAGTCCCTGATGGCTGAAGCCAAGGGCATCGAAGAGCGTATTGAGACCATCAAGGCACTCGGACAAGGCCACCCTGTGGCAACCGAAGCGCAAGTAGACCAGCCTTGGAAGTCGGGCGGCGTTGGACGCAATCCATTGTCCGGCACCCGTGATGAAGCTAACTATAAGGCTTACGCTTGGGGTCAATGGGGCCGCTCTATCATGGGTAACCGCAAGGCCGCTGAGTGGGTCAAGAACAACCTGAAATCACAGAGCGAAGGCACGAACAGTGCTGGTGGTTTTACTGTTCCAGATCCGCTGTCCTCTGAGCTTATCTACCTCCGTGAGCAGTTCGGTATTGCGCGTCAAAACTGCCGCATTTACCCGATGAGTTCTGACGTTCTCAACGTACCGAATGCGACCGCATCCACTACGGTCTACTACCCGGGTGAGAATACGGCTATCACCGCTTCCGACTTGACCTTTGCACAGGTGAACTTGGTTGCCAAGAAACCATCGATTCTTACGCAGGTATCTAAAGAGTTGGCTGAAGATTCCATTATCGACTTTGGCGCAACGCTTGCCCGTGACATGGCGTACTCCTTGGCTAAGGAAGAAGACCGCGTCGTTTTCAACAATGCAGTCGACTCCACATCTGGCCTCGATGGCATCCTTTATGCCGTCTACAACCTCAACGCAACTAAGGCTAACATTGCTTCCTTGCAGGTCTTCACGACCGGCCAGACAATCACGTATGCGCCAACACTTGCTAACCTTAAGGGCATGGTTGCCAAGCTCCCAACGTCTGCACCTAACGCGAAATGGTTCATGCATAAAGAGATTTGGTACAACGCCATCGCTCCTTTGCTTGATGCTTTGGGCGGTAACTCCATTATGGATATCCAAGGCGCATACGGCCCTAACCCTATGCTCTACGGCTACCCTGTAATCTTTGTGCAGAATATGGCTAAAACCCTCGCTGCAACCACGCCATACATCCTTTTGGGTGACCTGAGCGTAGGTACTGCTTTCGGTGACCGCCGTACTGTTACGATTGAGGTTTCGGATCAGCGCTACTTTGTTGAAGACGCTTTGGCGTTCAAGGCAACCGAGCGATTCGCTTTCTCCGCTTTCGATGTTGGCAACGTCAATGCCACGGCATCCAGCCGTGTCCCTGGCTCGCTTATCGTTGGAGCATCCGCAGCTACTTAAGCCTAGCGGTTCTTATCTCAAGCCCTCGGCAGACGTGCCGGGGGCTTTTCTTTATGTGGGATAGTGGAGCCATGATGACACGAGCCGAAGCGATAGCGCAGGTATCCCTTTTTGTAGATGCCCAAAGTTATCCGCAGATGTCCACCACCGACATAGGGAGCATCCTAGATTCTTTCTCACGGTTCACAACTTGGACGGCTAGTACCACCTATGCTGTCGGTGACCGTGTAGTGCCTACAACGCCCAATGGACGGGTGTACGAGTGTCGAGTAGCCGGTACGTCAGGCACGACACAACCCGATTACCCTGTCTATGCTCCTTACCAAGTCAAGGGCTATACCCTTGAAGATGGCACCGGAGACCCTACCCTGATGTGGGTAGACCAAGGTCCGATCAATGTGGAAAGATACGATGTCAGGACAGCAACCCGGCAAGCATGGATGATAAAGGCAAGCCGTTGCGCTTCAGACATTGATGCCAAGGAAGGCACGTCCGATGTGAAGCTTAGCCAACTGAAAGCGCACTGCCTAAGCATGGCAGAGCGATATAGACCGTTGGTGTTCGCATGAGTCCGATACTCCGCGCAACGATAAGCGCTGGCATGGTACGCAACTTGTGCCAAGACCGGGTAGAGATACACCGCTTCACGCTTACCGAAGACGGGCGGGGTGGTGCTACTGAGACGTGGCGCAAGGTTGCCGAGTACAACGCCAGGCTAACCAACCAATCAGACACAGAGAGCATTGTAGGCGGTGGCATCCAGTCATCTGCACAATGGACGCTGATAGTCGCTGTCGGAGCTGACGTTATGCCGCAAGACCGAGTTTACCGGGTGGGTGATGACTCAAAGTATTACGATGTGATCGGGTCAGACTTTGGGCAGACAGAATTACTTGTACAGCACGTAGGGCTGGTGGAGCGTACATCATGACGGCAGAGGCGTGGGTTCCTATCGGCATACAAGCCTTTATAACCGTTACTAGTATCGGTGCCGCATGGGTGGCTATACAGGTCAGGTTGACGCGCCTGGAGACTCAGGTGGCACACATTATAAACACCTTAGACGGGCAACAGCAGGAAGTGCGCCGCATCGAACAGCGACTCGGTAAACTTGAAAACAAGGTCAGCGCGTTGGAGGCAGTGATAAACCGATGAACAGCATAAGCATCAAAAGATTAGTGGTCGTTGTGATCGTGGCATTCGTAGCTGCTTTCACCTCGGTATTTGGCGATGGCATCAGGACAAGCGAAGCACACGACATCAGCGAGCTGGGCGCAGTGCTGGCACTCTACGGCTCGAAGGCGGTAGCGGCGGGTGTCTCCGCTGCGGTGTCTAGTGTGCTGGCGTTCCTCACGATGCCGTTCAAGGGTGTGCAAGCGAACAGCCTGAAGGTGGGCAAATGAACCTGCAAAACGTGGTCATCACTCCACTGGTCACTAACCCGGCAGACTACAACATCAAAGCCGACATCTACGATAATGATGAAAACAAAATCGGAGACTTTGGACCTGATGGGCAGGATATGTTTGCTTGGTGGGTACAGCAAGATTCTAGTTTTCAACTTGATATTGTGAATCAATTTAAGTGGAATATGGCAAATGAAATCGTGAATGGTACGGCTGAATAATGGCAACCTATTATGTTCGTACAGATGGCAATAATGGCAACACTGGACTAGGTCAAGGTTCAGGGCAAGCGTGGGCAACCGTTGCATATGCTCTTGGTTCGACTAGTGCAGGCGGTGCTGGTTTAGTCGCTGGAGACATCCTCTATATTGCTCCCGGTGTCTATCGTGGAGCTATTACCATTGGTATGGCTTCAGCCGCATCAACAATCTCTGTTATTGGTGATCCGTTGTGTACACAATTTACGGGTACAAGTGCGGGTGAAGTTTTGCTCACTGTTGCCACATCGGACAACGCGGTTAGTACAACCACTTTGATTTCGGGTACATCTAAAAACTTTATATCTTGGCAAAGTATTATTTTTGATAGTAGTACGGCATCTGTAGGTGTCAATATTTCCGGATGTCAGAACTGGACATTTACAAAGTGTACGTTTAGTAGCCCGTTATTTAGTCAATACACGGCATCAAACATTAATGCAAATTATGCCGCAGGAGTTATTGCAAATCTTACTATTGACCGATGTAGTTTCTTTGGGGGTGGATGCTTACTGCTTTTATGTACTAACCATTCAAGTCAAACAAATGTAAACGTAGTTATAAAAGACGTGTATTGCATCGGGCCACTCTTGCGTTTTGCCGGTGTGTCAGCCGGTAGTAGTACAAATGCATTTGGGGTAACCGTTTTTAACTGTACGACTATACAGGGCGGGGTACTTGCATATAGCACAATTACCGGAGCAGTAACAGTACAAAACTGTGTGCTTATTGCCGCGGCAGCACTTGAATCTGGTTCATCAAGTACAAATATAACTGAAGATTACAATCGTATTTATTCCGCTGGCCCACGCGCAGGTGTTTCAACTGGAGCAAATAGTGTAGTTGGCTATCACGGGTTAGAGACGCTTTATAAACCACAGGCTGGTTTGCCGTTTTCATATCTTGGTGCAAATGCACAGAACGGGCCAAACTTCAATTCTGGAAATATTACAGGCGCACCTACGTTTGATTTCTTTACACAAAACTGGACGGGTGCAAATCCAGACAGAGGTGCAGTAAGTTGGAAACAAGTAAGTAGTTTTTCTAACTACATCCCGACAGAGCGCAACGCATCCGCCATAACAATCGCTCCCGGTAGCACATCGCAATCTATAGAGTTATATCTAGGCGTGACAGGTCTTACCTTTGCCACTAGTAACCTAGCGGCATACTACGTTCGCAATCAAGCCGCTCCGGTGGCTATTACACTGGTCACGCAGACAGCAACAGGCGCGTGGACTTCTGGTGGCTTTGCTGAGATATCGTCCTCCCTAGTGCCGGGCGTGTATCGCCTTGATGTTCCTAACGCCGCATTTGCCGCTGGTGCATCTGATGTCACGATCGTGGTGCGTGGTGCAAGCGGTACAAACGGCGCGGTGCTTACAGTCAATCTTATAGCCGCACCGACTGACGCAGTGCTGGTACGTATGGGGCCTTTTGAGGTCAAGGCTGACGGCTTGGGGGCATCTGATCCGCTGGACATCCAGAAGGGCGCACAGCACGGAATCGATATCCAGTGTGTAGACAACAATGGCGCCGGGATTGACATCACGAGCGCCACGGTGACGGCTAAGGTCTACAACTCCGGTGCTACCTTGGTAGACACCTACTCTTGTACGGCAACCTATGCAGCTGATGGACGGGCAACCTTTACGATTGACACCACCGTGACTAACACGCCAGGGACGTACACGGCTACGATCACACGAACCACCGGGGCAAGTGATACGCAGGTGTTCGGCCCATTACGAATCTATGTGAGGGATATCTAATGAATCTACAAAACTACCGGCTTGAACCTAATCCAAACGTCCCCGGTGATTGGATTGTCTTTGGTGACATTACCGACGATGCCGGGAATCTATTAGGTACATTTGGTGAAAATGGAACATCTGTATTCGGCTGGTGGGTCACTCAGGATGTTGCATTTCAGCAGAACTATTCCAACCAGTTCGCAATTGTAATGGCACAAGAAATCGTGGCGGGAACGGCTGAATAATGGCTACTTATTACGTTCGTAATGACGGCAGTAATGCTAATACAGGGACTGGACCAGCAACAAATCAGGCGTGGCAAACCGTAACGTATGCCCTTGCAAATATGGTGCTGACATCTGGCACAAACTATTTGTACATCGCTCCCGGTGTCTACCGAGAAACTCCGACTGTAACAATCACACCGTCAATCACACAGACACTTGTTATTTCTGGAAATCCAACGGCTTCACAGTTCAGTGGTGTAACATCCGGTGCTGTCAAGATAACAAACTTTACATCAGATACAACTGACCCAACTTCTTCAAACGTTTTGACAATCAGCGGCAAGACATACATCACGATTGAAAACATATTTTTTGAACAATATTCGACTTCCGGAACTGCTTATATGATTCTTGGAGCATCAAATCCAGATTATATAACGATACAAAAATGTGTATTTTCAGGTCAAGATAACGGTACCTGGCGGGCTAATGGAGTAAGTATTTCTTCATCTACAACCATCAACCAAATCACAATCACTAAATGTATGTTTGCAAGAAATTATACTGGATTGGATTTTTCAAGCTCCGCATCTGCTGGCACCGCGCAAAATTTCGCTTGTCTTGGCTCTTTGTTTATGAGTTGTGATTATGGCATTTATCTGGCAGGCAGTGGATTAGGAAGAACCGTATATAACTGCACATTTGTATTTGCAGATCGCTTTGGTGTACAGGCTGCAAGCGCACAGACTGGAGGCACTGGTGTTTATAATTGCCTTTTCTATGGTGGTGGCACTGCCCTTACAGGCCCCGGAATAGTAGAAAACTACAATCGCATGATTTCTTGTATTCCAAGAACAAACGTCAGTCCATCTGGTGCTAACTCCGCAACGACCGGCATATCTGGATTAGACATCGGATATGGGTTACTGAACGGTCTTACCAATCTTCAGATGTTTAGCACATTGTTTGGTAGTCCAAATACAGCATTTGGCACATCTACAGGCGCACCAGCAAATGACCTTTACGGCGTGACGTGGACAGGTGCAACTCCTGACGCAGGGTCGGCAACCTTCAGGAGTCTGTCTACCATCGGCTCCTATCTTCCAACAGAGCGGAACGCATCCACGATCAGAATCGCTCCCGGCAGTACATCACAAAGCATCGAGCTCTACTTAGGTGTTACAGGCCTTACAGCCTCTACCGCCGGTCTATCAGCCCGGTACAACCGTACACGTACAGCAAGCGTAAACATACCGCTGGTAGCCCGTACGATAGGACAGGCGTGGATTTCTGGTGGCTTTGCTGAAGTAGATTCAGTTTATATGCCGGGTGTCTACAGGCTTGACCTCC